ATGGTTATTGCGCACGAAGCCGACAGGCAATGCGACATCCTCCTGCTTGGACAAACCCTCACAACCGACGTAGGTGACAGCGGCAGCCGCGCACTTGGTGACGTTCATATGGCCGTTCGTGCCGACGTTCTCCAAGCCGTCGCATCATGGGTTGCGGGAGTCATTACCGACCAACTCATTCCGGCAATCGTGCGGTTCAACTTTGGGAGCGTCCCAACGGAGGAAATGCCCTATTGCGAAATTAAAGTGCCCGAAGCACGGGACGAGAAAGCCATTGCCGAGCGGGTCAAGCTATTGAAGGACATCGGATTGGACATTCCGAAGAAGTGGGCGCATGAGACGCTTGGCGTGCCGATTCCAGAGCCGGGTGATGAGTTGCTGGAATCGAAGCCGGAAGAGGCACCGCCGCCGCCGCTCAACGTGCCGCCACAGGATGACGAGGGTGATCAGGAAGACGATGACGAGGAAGGGTTGCGCCCAACCGACGAGATGGCGCAAGCCGCCAGCAAAGCACTCGAAATGCGCCGACTTGCCCCACCCGGACAGCGGACCATGGGCGGGCTAGGGTTGTCACGCGCAAGGGACATTGCGAACGGCGTCCCGCTATCGGTGGAAACCGTGCGGTCAATGGTTGCCTACTTTGACAAGGCCGAAGCCGTCCGCGCATCATGGCAGGAAGGCGCGAAAGAGTGGCAGGCTTGGAACGGCTACGGTGGAGACGCCGGGGCGAAATGGGCGCGTGAAACTCTCGAAAGAATCCAATGACCGCCGATCAAGTCAAAGCCAAGTATGCCAAGCGGTTTCCCGAAATTGCGGAGGCATGGCTTGGCGTGATTGACCGGGAGCTTGCCGACCTGATGGACAAAAGCGAGCGCATGACCATCGGCGCTTTCTATGCCGAGGTTGAGGCATCGCTTGCCCGCATCCCGAGGATGTTTGATGAGCTAGGCATCCAAGGGCTTTCCGAGGAGTTGGAGGAGGCGATTGGCGAGGCGGTGATTGCTGGACTAACAGAAAAGAAACCATGAACACGGGCAAGTCATTCATCACGGTTAAGGTTGATTCGTCGCAGATCGACAAGGCGCGGCTTGACGTTATCCGCGCCATGTCCCCCGGTGTTCGCCGCGATGCAATCCGCATTGGAGGGCTTGGCGCTTTGGCGTCAATTCGCGGCTACTACTCCCGAGGGGGGCGGGCAATGTGGGAAAACAAGTCGCTCCCCACTCACGGGCCGGGGCGGGTCAATACGAATTGGTTCAAGCTGGTGGAGTCGTCATGGAATATGGAGAAGGCCAACGGTGCGGGCGTTACTATTTCTAACGGGACACTTGGATTTTCCCACAAGGTCACAGGCGGGACGATCAGGGCAAAGCGCAAACGATTCCTGACAATCCCGATTGATCCTAGGGCGCACGGTTTGAGCGCCAAAGAGTTTTCAGCCAAGTTCTCAAAGCTCTTTGCGGTAAAGGGCGTCTTGGCAATCAGCGATGGGGAAGGCGGAATCAAACCCATCTATGCCCTCCGCAAGTCAGTCACGCATACCCCATGGCCGGGAGCGTTGCCGCCAGAGAGGGAATACGTCGAAGCGTTCTCGGATGCCGCAATCCGCCACATCGTCTCCGTTATGGAAACTTAGCCTAGACTAAGATTTTTAGCTTAGGCTAAGATTTTATTTGACGGGGTTGATTGTTTCTGGTAATTCCGGCACAGATGCTTGCTACGGAATCAATCCAATCCGGTTTCTCCGCTGAGATTTCAGCCGTGGAATCGTCGATTGTTTACTTGCCCGAAGGCGTCCACGAAATCTCCGCCACCGTTGACGGCAAACCCCAAAAGCGCAAAGTCACGGTCGATGAGCGCATCCTTGCCGGATTCAGCGATGACCTCAAAGCCCGCCAGTCGCGCAACGTCCGCCCTTTCGGTGGATTCGACCACAAGGAAGGCCCGGCGTCATTCATTCCCCTTGAGTTTCGCTACGAGCGTGGAACGGGATTGATCCTCGACGTTGAATGGACCGCCGCAGGACGCGCAGCAATCGACGGCAAGGATTACAGCTACTTTTCCCCCACGTTCTCCCTCGCTAAAGGCAAGGGGATTCCCGTTGGCCTGCTCAAGCGCGGCGAAGTCGGGTCACTCGTCAACGAACCAGCCTTTGAAGAAATCGAACGCATCGCAGCCTCACACACCGAAACCATGGACATCCACCACCTCATCGAACTCGGACTCGTCGAAGCGGGTCAAGACCCCGACACCGCGCTAGAAGCCGCGAAAGCCTCGCTTGCGACTCTTCGCGAAACCGCCTCAACCGTCGAATCGGTGCAAGCAGCTGCTACCACCGCAACGGAGGAAGTCAACGCCGCCAAGGTTGAACTTGAAACCGTCAAGGCCGCAAACGTCGAACTCGCTACCGAACTCGAAACCCTCAAAGCCGCCAACAAGCAGGCCGTCGAAGCCGCTGCCGATAAAGCGATTGAGGAAGCCGTTCAAGCTGGCCGGATTCCCGCGCAAGATGAGGAAACGAAAGCCTTCTGGCGTGATTCGATTCTCGCCAAGCCCGACAGCGCGAAAATCCTCGCCGCTCTCCCCGGCAAAGATGCGCTGAAAGGTGAAACCATCCTGGCAGGCCGCAAGACTGCAGACGATGACAAACCAAAAGGAATGGACGCCGTGCAAGCTGCCTTCAAATCTGAACTGGAAGAACTCACCAAGTAACATCTAACACTTTACCCTAAACCACTATGCCTAATAACCTCACTCTCCTTGACCTCGCCAAGCTCAACGGCTCCGATAAAGTCGTCGGTTTGATCGAAGAAGTCGCCACCGTTGCTCCCGAAGTGACGATCATCCCGGCCCGCACGATTCGCGGAACCAGTTATGACACCGTCATCCGTAACTCCCGGCCAACCGTTGCATTCCGTTCCGCCAACAAAGGAACCGACGCCACCAAATCCAACTTCACCCCGCGCAAGGTTGAAGCGTTCATCCTGTCTTCCCGCGTGGAAGTGGATAAGGCCGTTGCCAAAGCATACGAAGACGGACCGGACGCGCTCATGGCAATCGAAGCCGCTGGCGTGATGGCTGCCGCCCTTGTCACCGTTGGTTCTCAAACCATCTATGGCGATGCCGCAACCTCACAAGGCTTCTTTGGTCTGCAAGCCCTCGCAACCGCGCTTGATGCTGTCATCACCGACGCAGGCGGAAGCACCGCTGGAACGGGTTCTTCGGTTTATATCATCTCCGCAGGAAATCAAGGCGTTCAATACGTTTACGGCACCGGAACCACGTTTGACCTCTCGCCCTTCCGCGAAGGTGATGCTACCGACGCAGACGGCAAACGATTCGCGGCTTACATCGCGGACCTCACCGCATGGGTTGGCCTTCAATGCGTCAACAAGCACGCCGTTGCCCGCCTCAAGGACTTTACCGAAGATTCCGGCAAAGGAGTCACGGATGCGAAGATCCTCGACGCCCTGCGCAGGATGCCAATCGGAAGCCGCCCAACTCATATCCTTATGAGCCGCCGTTCCGCTTATCAGTTGGCCATCTCCCGCACGATCACTCCAAACGCCAAGGTTGAAGCCGCGACCGGACTGGTCAACGGACTTCCCACCGAGTCGAACGGCCTGCCGATCATCGTCACCGATTCGATCACGGACACCGAAACCTTGTCCTAATCCCCAACCTCCAACTCATAACCACTTAATCCCATGGCCTTCGAATTTAGCAATAACCTCACGGACGCGAATTACATCACCACCAAGGCGCTTCACACTACTGAAGCTCTCTCCAACTCCTTCGACTTGGAAACCATTGTTGGCGGTGACATTCAAGACATCGTGGTGGAAATCAAGTCGCCAGCATCAGTCGCAACCACTGGAAAAATCTGCACTTATGTCCTTCAAGACAGCGCGGACAACACCACGTTTGCAAACATTGACCCGCTGACCTCTACCACCATCACCGCCGCCGATTCCGCGCTTGCTGCCAAAACCATCCGCTTCCGCATGACGCCGAACACCCGGCGCTACATTCGGGTCAAGCAAACTGGCGACACCCTCGGATCGGTTGCAGGTTCTTACACCTTCTCCCTCCTCTTCTGATTTTTGTCGGTTGCTCATTGGTCCCGCCCCCGGTTTCTGCCGGGGGCGGCGATGAGCTAACAGATTAACTCCAATGGCATGGACACCCCTAACATCCGCAGGACTTCAAACCCGTCTATCTCAAGACGAGTTCAACGCCCTGCTTGATGAGTGTCCGACGCCAGACGAGAAAATCACCAGCATTCTCACTCAGGTTGCGCTAGAGATCGTCTCCCGCGTCAACTCAGGACGCCGCAAGCGCGGGCTTTCCCCAGCTTCCAACACGGGGCTAAACGTCCCACCCGGCGCTCAACGTCACGCATACGCTCTCGCGCGGCGCTTGATGACCGATTGCTTCCCGTCACTCGCTCAATACAACGGCGACGACCGCAAGCTCTCCATTGACGAGGCGGAAACCTTTCTCGACGACCTCGCCAATAACAACGCCGATTCCGACGATGCGGGCGGCGATGCCTTCATTGCCGCAAGCTCTAATGGGCCGTTCTCATACGGCGGACGCGCACTCCTAGACTTTGTTTCCTTCTAGCCATGGCCAGCATCACACGGGGCATTATGGAAAGCATCCAGCGGACACTCTCCGCGCATGCGTTCTTTGCTACGTCACCGCAAATCCCGGTGTTGATTGAGGACTCGAAAGCCATCGAATCCGAGATCGGAAACGCCATGAAGATGACGGGCGCCTTCGTGATGATTATTGATTCAGGCGGTGAAGGTGACAGCCCCGGCTCACCATCGGCGTCAATGCCATCCTATCAATTCACATTGCGGGTTTCCGAAATCCCCTCCGCCTGGCGTGGCAAACCGGGGCCGACTCCCGCCGCTGCCGAGATTGCCGAAGCGGTTGCGCGAATCATGCACCAAAACGTGCCGACCGACACCACGGGCACGCGCCTAGGCAATGGCCCGCTCATTTTCCAATCCAAGCTCCCAGTCGAAAACGAATCTTTCCTTCAATACGATGCCGTTTTTGAGATGAGCATCGTCCTATCAAACCAACCTCCAACACGCTAAAACCATGGGCTTTGACCGCACCACCATCCTTCGCGGACCCGCGAAAATCACCTTCGACGGCGCAACCTTTTACTCAAAGGGCGGCGTTGCCATCACCTTCCAAAACATCACCTTCGACAAGGAAACGGACGCTTACGGCGTTGTCGGAAAGGGCAAAACCGACGTGCAAATCCTTGTGGAGTTTGAACCCGTTGGAGAATTAGAATCCCTCACGGTTCTCTTCCCATACGGAAACACCGCCATTGGCTCCAAGATTTACGGAAGCAGTGATAAGGCGCTTGTCGTGGTTGCGGCAGACGCGACCTACACCATCAAGAACGCTGCCATCACCCAAATGCCTAGCTTGCGACTGACCGCAACGAATACCGCGTTCGGATCAGTCCAATTCACCGGATTGCTTGACCTAGCGACTGGCGAACCAGACGACCCCACGTCCTATTTCACCGTTGGCGCAGGCGCATCCATCGGCACGGCATTTGATCCGGCGCTCATTGTCGCCAGCGGATACAGCGGGCTTCTTGGCGATGCGGATTTCTACACCGAAGCGGGGTTTGACATTACCTTTGACCTCGCGCTCAACCCAATGACGGTTGACGGATTCGGAACCGTTGGAATGACGCTTTCCAATGTCGGGGCAAGCATTTCCTTCATCCCAACCGGAGTCGGCGCAGACTTCTTTGATGCCCTGTTCATCGACGGCGCGGTCATGGGCGCGGACCCCGGCGCACAATCCTTGACCCTAACCTCCATCGCCGGCGACGGTTTGGTTGTCGCCTTCCCGCTTGTCAATATGACCGACATGCAACACCGTTTCAGCCCC